ATAAGTGGTGAACGAGTCGGCCATCTTGTTGAGCTGGCCACCGACCGCCTCCTCCTCGAGAGCCCACTTGCACAGGTGTCGCTGAGGGCTGCCATTGATGGTGCGCTTGACGAAATAGTAGACCTGATCCTCGACCTCACCGGGCAGCACCGAGATGTCCTCGACGACGCCAGTGGCGCCGGGAGTCTCGACCGAGATCCAGCAGATGACGTTCTCGAGGCGATCGAAGATCAACACGCCCGCTGTGCCGTCAGATCGCAGGCAATGGATTCTGACGTCAGGCTTCATCTGCACCGCGATCTGGATGATCCCGAGCCGGTTGAAGTCAGGCGCGAAGATGCTCAGATCCAGCGATTTATAATCCTGCTCATCGAGGTTGTAGGTCAGTTCGTAGAGCCGCTGCTTGGTGCGATCGACAAACACGCCCTTGGAGCTGACGGCCTTGATGTTGAAATTGCTGATGGTCAGGGGCTCGTCGAAGGAATTAGAACGCGCTCCCAGTGGGTTGTTGCCGTCGAACTTCGCGGCCATCACATTGGCCGAGTTGTCCGAGGTGCCCATCAGCAGCCGGCCCATCGACAGCAGCCAGTGAATGACCTTGTGCGGCCCGGAGCCGATCGATCTCGAGATAGGCGCAGAATCGCCCTCCTGCTGGTCATCCCAGTCCTCATAGCCATCAGAGATGGATCCCCAGATTTTATCCTGACCGGCCCAGTACAGGCGGCCCTCGTGAAGGAAGCAGGCCGTGGGGTAGTTGCGGCGCTCAGACCATTCGCCCTCCCACCAATCGCGGCTGGCAACAATGGAGCCGAACGGGCTCAGGACGTCAGCGGTAACTGACTTTGAGTTAGTGTACGTGTTGATCCTGGCGACACCCTGAATCGAGCCGCCCGTATAGGTCAGCGTGAATGTCATCGAGGTGCCAGACGTCCAATCGCCAGACTTCATGCCGATGCGGTAGTAGATGATCTGGCCGTCCTGACCATCGTTGTAAGTTGTTTCGGTCACGCTCGGATAATCCGGCACCAGATCGTTCCACGGCCCGGTCGGCGAGCCGATCGAGAATTGAACTGTGGTGGTAGCTGAGAACGTGCCCTCGACGATGATGGCAAAGATCCTCGCATCACCGGATCCTGTGACCCTGATCGGCGACGTCCATGTCTCGACGTCCGAGCTGACTGTATCTGTGACGGTCTGGCCACCGGAGGCGATCCGAAACAGCGAGTTATAGGTCGCATGTTCAGGCTTGAATACCGGCTTGTTGGAGGCAATAGTGATCTGACCGTTGATAGCCGTAGGCGTCAGCGTAGTCGCCGAGGTGTTCTGCACCCTGAATGGCCCGTTCTCAGGGAAGTACTGCACCACCGACCACGATCGACCGAGGGCGCGGCGCTGGATCTTCATCTGCCTGACGCCGGCACACGCGATGTAGATAACGTCACCCGATTGATCCCAGCGAAGATTCGGCAGATCGGCCTCGGCCCAGGGTGTCAGTAACTCCATGTCACCTTGAGGCGCGAGAATGCACTGTTCGACCATAACCTCGTGCTCGAAGGTTGCCGACAGCTCGATCCATGCGTTAGCGGCTGGCGTGAAGGACAGCGAGTGCCTGCCTTGGCCAAGCTCCTGAGTGCTCAGATAATCATCATCGTACTCGGTTGAGCCAACACGCAGCGTGACAACACCGCGCGCCACCGTGACGTTGAGCGCGTGTTCGACGCCAGTCTCGACGATCGTGAGTTCCTGCGTCCTACGAGCGGCCAGATCTCCTGTGCCGATCAAGGACAGCACCCAGCCGAATTCTGGCGTGTTGGTGTTGGTCGAGATAGCGAGCACATCCTCATCGCGATCCGTCCAGCCGATCAGGCTGGTGAAGCTGGGATTCTGAACCGAGGCCGTGATTGCAGGCCGCTGGATCAGGACGTCATCGATGCGCACTCGCAACAGCAGATCAGTGAGTTCGATCTGGGCAGTATCGTCAACGCCAAATGTGAATGGGAGCTGGCGGGCCTTGTTGTCTGCCTCGGAGTTTCCGAGGTGGCCGAGCCCGGGCCGCAGCATCATGGATCCCAAGACCCTGGGCATCCAGTTCGACTGGATCTCGCCAGACATGGCCATGCGCTCGAGGTCGATACGAGCAAGGCCTTTCGCGTCGATAACGCCTCGATTAAAGGCGAGGATCTCTGTGTTCTGTTCGGTCATTACCCGATCAGCCGGTTACGTTTACCGCGATCGCTGGTGCCGTGTCGAAACCCTTGCCGGGACTGAGCCCAGCCGCCCTTTGGAGCGAACTTCGCAGGCGACTCCATGGCGTCAGTGCCCTTGGCTTTGAGGAGGGCCCGCTCGAACTTGGCCTCCATGGTGCGTTCCTTGAGATCGAGCCCCACCAACCGCGGCGCCACCTTGTACGCCAGATAGTGCTCGACGAATTCGGTGAAATTCGCCGGCCAGAGCGAGAAGTCATTGCCGAACTGGGCATCGCTCGAGACGTACTTCAGGTAGATCAGCTCGGTATCGCAGAAAATCCACTGGCCCTCGTCGGAATAGCGTGTGATCGGTTGATCGAAATACTCGTCGTAGCAGACCATCATCGTGCGCACGAAATCCGCTGGCGGCTTATCGAATGCGAACTGGTAGCCGAATGATGGCGAGACGCTTGGGGAAGCTGCCAGCTCCACAGAGCGGGCCGCAAAATTCCACTGGCCCATCTGCAGGCAGCGCAGGATCATGTCGTTGTCGTAGATGTCATCGAGGTCGTAGCGGTAGCTGACGTTCTCGTCGAGATCCTCGAGCTTACGCTCTCCACAGATCGTCAGGGCGCCGTTGTAAATCGATAATTTGTCCGTCATTTCCTGCTCCAGGCCTGCGCATCCCTGCGCATATGTTCAGTCCTTGATCGGCTACTTGGGCACCGACCTGTTCACGGCCATCTGGTGCTGTTGCGCTGCTCGTTGAGCCAGCTCCTTGGTCGCAAATCCATCGCGCATCATCTTGCCGTCACGCAGGAACCGATGCTTGTGAATCGGGCCAGCGTAGTCGACCGAATAGAGCGAAGGCATTTCCACTCGGGCCTCTGCTGTGACCAGCTCACAAAACGATTTCTTGTGAACGTGCGCGAAATTGACGCCGCTGTTGACCACATTGAGAATCATCTCCCACGCTGAATCATCAGGCCTGACGATCAGGGTGTCGCCTGCGATCAGGCGGCCACCTACATGGCACCAGAACGCCTCATCCATGCACTGATCTGGCGTGACGCCCTGCTTCACAGTCATGCGCCAATGCGTGTTGACCTCAACCTCAGCCTGCATTCGGTGCATCGTGATCGGATCGGCCTTGGCCACTACTTCCAGCTCAGGCGTTTCAGGTGATGCGTCAGTCACAGGTTCAGCGACCGGACTTTCTACCGTGTCGGTTACATCTTTTTTCTTTGCGTTAGCCATTCACTATCTCCAAACAAGAAAGGGGCAGACCCGGATGAGCCTGCCCCTCGCATTGTCGCGCAAAGCGTCTTGCTAAGCCAATTAGACCAGCAGAGCCCCGCCAATAGATGCTGCGCCACCCGCCGTTACGACAGTGACAGCATGAAGCGTGACACCAAAGGGCGTTGTCGAGTCTTGAACAATAACGACATCATTCACTCGCATACCTTTGGCATCGCCATCGTCGAACCAGTCGGCAGCGTCGACATCCGTGTGAACGTCATCACTAACGTAGTTCCACCAACCGGGGCCTTGACCAACGTGCGGAACCATGAGGTTTAATTGAGCTGATACATATGCCATATGGTTTGTCTAACTCCTATGCCGGAGCTAATGCAAGGCCGTCATGTGCAACGATGCACACGCCAGAGTTTTGCAATAACTGTGAGCCCATGTAGATGCTGCAACGCGCCCAGGAATAATCCTGTTCCTCGTCGTAGCCCGCTTTTGCTTCCAGATCGTCAGCGTTGTACGCATGACCGATCGCTGACTTATGGAACATATAGCATTCCTCAGTCGCCGATCCGGCACCGCCGCCGCCGTTCAGATTTGGATGCACTACCCAGTTGATACCGAGCCAACGGTACGCCACTGGACGATCACGCCATGCCGGATCCGCTGCGTCCATCGGGCCGTTCATGGTGTAGTCGCGAGAACTAAAGTCATTCTCGCCCATCATGTAGGCCTCGTAAGCAGGGGTTACGACAAAGGTGATGTTGCCGTCCCACGGCACATCGTTGTTACCCAGAACCGTCTTGGCATGGAGGGTGCGGAAAGTCGTAGCGGCTACCGCTGCTCCAATGTTGACCGTGGAAGTGGCCAGCTCGCCCAGGATGTCTTGGTCAATCTTTCGATTGATGACGCCCATCGACGTTTTCTGCATGATCGCGCGCTGGTTGCCCTGCGATGCGAAGATGTTGAAATCCGTCTTGCGAACCAGATCATGCCACTCGACCAAGGTCGCGACAGGTTGGGTCAGGTTATCGCCACGCGCCGGGATCAACCCGTTCACGCCGCGAGTTTTAGCGGTTGCACCGCCAGAATCAGCTACCAGAAACGTCGCCTGATTACCCTTGATGACCGACTCGGTCGTGGTAAAGGAACGTAGTAAAGATTGGAGCTGCTCGAAGCCGGAGATGAACTCCTGCCTATATTGAATTTGAAACGCAGTTTCAGCCATTTTGGCTCTCCCAGATGAAAAGAATAATCCGTTATTCCACTATCGGGTTGGCCTGATTGGCGGCGCGAGGGTTAGCCGTGAGGGGCCTCGCACAGTGCCGGCTCAGGGGCCGGGAGGTCGATCAGGGCTCATAGAGGTTGGCTGATCTGAGTGTGGTAGGTCGAACTGTAAGACCAGCGTCCTGTGCTGTCAACAGGGCGCTGGCGTTTTAACTATACATCGCGTCCTGATTCAGTGGCGTCTTGGCTGCTTTCCTCGCATTCCGCAATTCATAGTTCCGCTTCTGATTGGCATCCATGGGCGTCACGCCAATTTTTCCCTCATGCAGCTCAGCCTCATCCTTGTACTTCTGGTGCTCGTAAATATCGCCCCAGTGTTTTGTGACACTCGTCCAGCGTGAACCATCCCTGCCCCACAGCCGAGCCATTATGGTGTCAACGGCGTGGTGGCACCGCCGAGGCCTGCTGGCTCTAAGCCGGTGTACTGTTTGGAACCTCCGGGCCTGCCAGTCTTGCTGTAATGCCCGGGCTCGGCTCGCTTGGCCTCGAGGTTCCTCCGCGCTTTGGATTTCTTTTTCGCTCCCTTCATTGCGATGCCGGTTCCCGCTACTGCTGCTGCTAAGACTGCCATTACCTTCTCCTTGGTGAGCCGCCGCCCATTGGCGTTGTTGCACCGCCCATATTCGGCGAGACAGATCTCGTTGGTCTGGCCGAGGCCCGCGAGCTTTTCATACCCGGAGCCCTTCCGGTCAACGGTTCTGAGCCCGCACCAGCCCCAGCTTTCCTGAGCTTGACCTTGTTAATCATGTCCTTCAACTTGCCCATGCCGCACTCCTTACGCTGCTGCTTGATCGATCCTGATCTGATAGAGCTGGCGCAGACGCTCCT